AACATGAAACACATCTACGCAGTGAAAGACCTCGCAGTACAAGCCTTCGGCGACTGCTTCCTGGTACGCGCACCAGGAGAAGCAATCAGATCCTTCCAGGACGAGGTCAACCGCAACGACGGAAAAAGCCCGATAGCAGCGCACCCCGATGACTACGAGCTGTACGTCCTGGCCGTCTACCACGACGACACAGGCGTAATAGTAGCCAACGAAAAACCGATCTTCGTCGCAAGAGCGAAAGACCTACTCAGAGGAGATACAGCATGAACGGCATGCCAATGCACCGCAACGCGAGCGTGAACACACACAGCTTCGCGATGATCCCGAAGCCGGACGTACCGCGCTCGAGCTTCGTGCAGGAACACGGACACAAAACAACCATGGACGCGGGCTACCTGGTCCCGATCTACAGGATCGAGGTCCTCCCAGGGGACACGATGAACCTGGACGCAACCATCTTCGCCAGGCTCAGCACACCGATCAATCCGGTGATGGACAACCTCCACATGGAGACGCAATTCTGGTTCGTCCCATACCGCCTGGTCTGGACCAACTGGGCGAAATTCATGGGAGAGCAAGCCAACCCTGCAGACAGCATCAGCTACACAATCCCGCAGGTACCAAGCAAGGCAAGCGGCTACGACATCGGAAGCCTGCAAGACTACTTCGGCCTGCCAACACTGGGCCAGGTGGACGCATCTGCTACGGTCAGCCACAGCACGCTGCCGCTGCGGGCCTACAACCTCATCTGGAACAACTGGTACCGCGATGAAAACCTGCAAAACAGCGTGGTCGTTGACCTGGACGACGGACCCGACGTGTATACGGACTACTCGCTACTACGCCGAGGCAAAAGACCGGACTACTTCGCATCTGCTCTACCTTGGCCACAGAAGGGCACGGCGGTCAGCGTCCCGCTCGGCACGACAGCGCCAGTAATAATGGCCGGCGCCGCCGGCAGCGAAGTCCAGGTCTACGCAACAGCAGCTGCAGGACTCAAACGCCTGGACGTAACCGGAGCGCAAGTCACGCTCTCCGGCAGCGCCGGAACAGGCAATCAAATGTTCGCTGACCTCAGCACCGCGACAGCCGCAACCATCAACGCACTGCGCAACGCAGTAGCAGTCCAGAACCTACTTGAAAAGGACGCCCGAGGTGGAACACGACTCACGGAAATCATCCGACAACAATTCGGCGTGGTATCACCAGATGCTCGACTCCAAAGACCTGAGTACCTGGGTGGCGGCAGCGCGCCCATTGTCGTCAACCCAGTTGCGCAGACTAGTGGAACGTCTGCAAGCGGTACAACGACACCGCTGGGAAACCTTGGGGGAGTCGGAGCTGGTGTAGCAAAGGGACACGGCTTCCGGCAGAGCTTCACGGAACACGGGATAGTGATCGGCATCATGTCGATCCGAGCCGATATCACCTACCAGCAGGGCCTGGAGAGATTCTGGAGCCGGAGCACCAGGTACGACTTCTACACCCCCGTATTCGCAAACCTGGGCGAGCAAGCAATCCTCAACAAAGAGATCTACGTGCAAGGCGACGCCAACGACGCACTCGTGTTCGGCTATCAAGAAAGATGGGCTGAAATGCGCTACTTCCCGAGCATGATCACGGGGCTATTCAGATCCACCGCGGCGAACACGATCGACAACTGGCACCTGGCGCAAAAGTTCACGTCGCTCCCGACGCTGAACAGCACATTCATCCAGGACACACCGCCAGTGGAACGAATCGTCGCCGTAGGATCTGCAGCTGCAGGAAAACAATTCATCGTCGACATGTTCTTCCGGAACCGCATGGCGCGGCCAATGCCGCTCTACAGCGTGCCTGGCGTCGGACTGAGGCTCTGATGAGCTTCATGGAATTCCTCCCCCTGGTCAGCAGCGCCCTCGGCTACCTCGGGCAAGACGAAACGAACGAACAAAACTACGACCTGACAATGTCCGGTCGTTCCTTCAACAGCGCGGAAGCCCTAGCTAACCGCGAATTTCAAAGGGAGATGAGCAATACGAGCTACCAACGAGCCGTGAAAGACATGATGGCGAGCGGCCTGAATCCCATGCTGGCCTACAGCCAGGGCGGAGCAAGCACACCAAGCGGATCCGCCGGATCCGCACCCGCCTCAATACCCATGGGCAACAAAGCAACCGCCGCCGCACAAGGCGCTGCAGCAACAGCGCAGATCCAAAACACAGCAGCGCAAACGCGCAACCTGGACGCAGACACGGCAAACAAAGAAGCCGAACTCGCGGGCAAGCAGCACTCAGGACCGCTCGCCGCCGCCCAGGTCGACAACCTGCGAAAGCAAACGCTGCTACTCATCGCCAACGCAGAACTCAGCTGGAGGCAAGAGCAAAAAGTCAAAGAAGAGATAGACCAGGTCCTGGCAGCAACCGCCAACCTGGACGCACAGACCGCGCTTGCGAAAGTGAACGCGATCCTCGCACGACACGACATCGCACGAATGTCGGCAGAAGAGGCGTACTTCAAAACGCCCGTAGGCAGGACCTCGCCGCACAACAAGTACGGACCACAAACGCCCTTCAGATTCATCGAGGGACTAGCCGAACGATTCTTCAACGCAAAGCAATTCGACGAGCCCAGGACAGCACCAGGGCAACACTCATCCGGACGAATCAGAGGAGCAAACGAATGAAACCCGTAGTCCCATTCATGAGAACGCCGTACAACTACGACACCAACCAAGCCAGCAACGAGTCGGGCCTCGACTGCAAAGACAAAAGCCTGGCACAGCAACACAAGGCCCAGGAAACGGACATCAACTTCATCGTCAAGCGATACACGCAAACGGGCGAACTCCCGAACCTGACCATGCCGCCACTGCGCGGCGACTTCACCGGAATCGGGTCTTACCAAGACGCCCTGGACCTCATGGTCCTGGCGAGAGAAAGCTTCCAGGCAATGCCCGCCGAAGTCCGGAGCCGATTCACAAACGACCCTGGCAACTTCGTCGACTTCTGCAGCGACGAGAACAACAGGGACGAGCTCCGCAAAATGGGGCTCTACAGCCCCGAGGCGGCCGCCAGGTTCGCACAGCAGGATCAGGAGACCCGCGACCTGGTGGAAGCAGGAAAAGCGGCCAAAGAGGCCGCAAAGGCCGCTAGCGCGGCCAAAGGCGACACAACCAAAAAGGGTGTCACCTAGACCAGTTACAACGAGGAGGAACTGGTCAAGCCCCCCCCCTCTAGCGGGGGGGGGGGCGAAATAAAGTACACTGGTGGTCCCTGCAACCCTTGACAAGGACCAAAAACTATGAAGCCGCTTTCGCGACAGCCAGTGAACAAGCGCGGATCCGCGCAACAATTCCGGCGCAACGCCGGAAGAACAAAAGCACCGAACATGGCACCGCCGCCGAATCGCGGCGGATACCGCTTCTAAGCGGTGCCTTGCTACCGCCCCCTGGAGGCCTGGCAGACCGTCCAGGGGGAAGTAGTCTTCAACAAAGGAAGCGGGCACCACCACCATGACATCGCCAGAGAACTTAACCTGGCTTGTGGGCAATGCGTGGGTTGCAAGCTCGAAAGATCCCGACAGTGGGCGATTCGGTGCACGCACGAAAAACAACTACACGAGGAAGCCAGCTTCCTCACTCTCACCTACAACGATAAACATCTACCCCAGGGCAACACCCTGGACCATGGCGACATTCAGCGCCTGGTAAAACGACTGAGGCGGCACGTAGTACGCAACCTGCCGCGCTCAAGACTCCATTCCGCTCGCCGAAAAACGCGAGCGGGTCTCGGGGGAGATACAACATCCCCCGAGAGCGGGTTCAAACCCGAAACCCTAAAACCATTGGATAAATTCGCAAGGCGAAAAGCAAAACTCGCCGTGCAATACATCCGCTATTACATGTGCGGAGAGTACGGCGAGAACACACGAAGAGCGCACTATCACATGTGCCTCTTCGGGTGGGAATTCAAAGACAAAAAATACTACTCGACCAGCGGGTCGAAAATAAAAAGCAGGATCTACACAAGCGAGATCCTGGACAAGATTTGGGGAAAAGGAAACTGCTGGATCGGAGACGTAACCTTCGAATCAGCAGCCTACGTCGCAAGATACATAATGAAAAAAGTAACTGGAGAAAAAGCAGAAAGGCACTACGAAACGATAGACGCGAACACCGGGGAAATATTAAAGAGACAACCTGAGTATACGCGAATGAGCCTAAAGCCTGGCATAGGCGCAGGCTGGATAAGAAAGTATGCGACGGACTGTTATCCCGAGGGAACAGTGGTGGTACGCGGCCACCAAAGCAAAACCCCAAAATACTATGATAAAAAATATCAAGAAATGCATCCTCTGGAATACGAGGACCTTCTTTTTGAGCGCGAAAAAGAAGGGAAGAAAAACGCACACGACAACACGCCCGAAAGATTGGCGACGAAGGAACGCGTCGCCAGAGCGAAAATCGCGTTCCTAAAACGCAATAACCACTAAGGAGAAACATGAAACACATCTACGCAGTGAAAGACCTCGCAGTACAAGCCTTC